CATCCATCTTTGCCCCGCATAGTCTGCAATAATAGCTGTCGTTAGATTCTGCGTTGCCGCATTCACTACAAGTGAATACACCGTCTTCATGGTGAATCCACCGCCCATGTCGCACCTCCGCAACGTCGGCGGCGGGCGCGTTTCTTATCTCTCTTAGTGCAACTGAATACGCATAATGCTCACCAGATTCTTCCGTTGTGTGCTCCTCGTAATACTTCATCCGCGCAACTAAACTGCTCCTATCAAGATACTCAGCGATCATTTGAATGGTTTGCCTCCTTATCGAACGATGAAAGCACGCTGTCGTCCAAAAACGCACGCGCCGTGTATTTCCCGCCGCATTCGCACGGCTCTTTTGTCCGGTAAACTTTCCAGTTCGGAGTCGATAGCTTGTTGTCCACCGGCGCGACCTTCCCACACCGCTCGCAGACCGGCGTCATATCCATCATGTTTTTACGTTTTTCCATTCTTCTTGCCCTCCATTCTTGCCCGCAGCAGCTTCGCGTACAGTTTGATCGCCAGCGTGTCCTATACCACACCGGCGTTTGTCTTCCAGCGCGGCTTTGCCGTCAGCCCCCAGTTTGCATGGTTCCGGCTCGTGCCGATAGACATGAGGATCTTTCTTGCGCGTTTTCTGGTCATGCCTTGCCCTCCGTTTCCTCGGCGGAATTGCGCGTCAGTACCCACAACTCCCCGGCTCTCTTGAGCCAGTAGAGCCAGTCCGCCATAATTGCATCAATCACCGCAGCCGCCTTGTCGTGCGGCATGGCGAGAATCGCCTCCGAGGAAAGCTCCGTCGTATTATCTTCCATCACGGATTCATACAAGCGGCTACGGATTGGGATTCTGCAATACTTTTCCTGTCCATCAATTGTCCCACGGATTACTCCCTGGTTGCTCATGCCTTTCCCTCCATTTCCTGCAAAGCCTTCTCGGCTTCTTCTCGGGTTAAAAATACGGTTTTGCCGATGTCCTCCGGCCTGATCGTGCCGAGCCCTAGCGTATTCAGCACGGTTCGCCCGTTCAGCGTGCTCACATCCGATACGGTAAAACTATATACCCGCTTAACCGGGTGATTGCAGTACGTCCACAGTTCATCTCCCTGCCTGCACGGCAGCACCACCACGCGCCCGTCCTTGTCTGCCTCGGCAAGCTCGCGGAGGCGATTTGGGATTTTTCCTTTGGCTCCATCCAGTGTCCCGACATAATACGCCATACTGCTTTTAACCGTCTCGTAGCACTCACAGCCAGTGGCGCTACGCTGTGCCATCGGCTCGCCGCATTGTCTGGAGCACGCAAAAAAATGGATGCACTCTTCACAAGCTCTTTCAAGATTTTCTTTGGGTGGCATTATTCCCCTCCGGCGCTTCCGGCAGCGGCATCCAGTGGGTGACCTCCACGTCTTGCCCCCATGTATCAAACCATTCGCCGTATGCGTAATTTGCAATGAGTGCATCCCCGTCAGCATTTAGCGCAAGCTGCGGCATATCATACTCTGGCGTTTTTTCTGTCACGGAAATCCACCGCTGTTTCTCCCGCAGCGCCGCGTTCTCGGCGGTCAGGCGCTCGATCTCGTTCGCAGCCGCAAACTCGATGTATTCCCGCCGGTTTTGGATTTCTCCGACCCTGCAGTTTTCGCATTTGTCGTCGTGTCCAAGCCCCTTCGCGCAGCACCGCAGCGCCCGCACGATCTCTCTTTCAGTCATAGGGTTTCTTCCTCCATTCCTTCAAGAACCATTTGTCCCGGCAAAACGCCATCCTCCATTCACCAGTGCATCACATCCTCGCCGGTTTCTCCAAAGCGCATACCTCCGTCCATTTTCCCACGCCGTCTGCGCTCATCGAGCATCCTGTCAAACGCCCGGACATACGCGGCTTTAATTTTCGGATACCTTGCAAACTCGGCGTATCTCGTTGCCTTTTTGGCAAGAGATCATTCGATGCACCCCACGCGCGTCCATCGGTTCAGCTCCTCCATCAATGCCTTAAAAATCGGGTATGCCTGCTGCGGCACTACAGCGTTTCCGAGGCATTTAAGTCTGTCCACCCGATTGGGAATCCCATGAGCCACTCCATAAGGGCGGGGTTCGACTTCCCACCGCTTCCACAAGTCAGGTTCTTTCGCTCTTCTTCCGTTATGATCCCCGTGTCCCTCAGTGCTTCCATCTGCCGGAAGTTGTGCGTTCCTCCGCACAGCGGCGCTCCCGTCGTTGGCCGCGGCCACGATAAAGATCCGCTCTCCTTTGTGCAGTCCGCCGACATCCCTAGCCGCAGAACTGTAAGCCCTTGCTTCGTAGCCGACGCCTTGCAGTTCGGAAAGGATTCCCGCAAGCGCAATTCGAACAATTCCAGAAACGTTCTCACCGACAACGCAACGCGGGCGCAGCTCTGTGATAACTCGTAGCATCTCCGGCCAGAGGTATCGATCATCCCCTTTGCCCTTTTGCTTTCCAGCCACGGAGAAGGGCTGGCAGGGGAATCCGCCGGAAATAACGTCAACTGTTCGTAATCCTGTTCGCTCATAGAAGCTCTCCTTTGTCAGCGTCCGGACATCACGCCATCGCGGCACGTCCGGCCAGTGCTTCTCCAGCACCTTTGTCGGGTAATCGGCAAATTCGCACTGCCCGACGGTTGTAAAGCCTGCCCACTCGGCAGCCAGATCCAGCCCGCCGATCCCGGAAAACAGGCTCAGATGCGTCAGCATCTCGTCTCATCCCTCCCCGGCGCGATCATCTCCAGCAGCTGCTCGCCGCACATCCAGACCGGGCCGCGCGGCCCCTGCTGCTTGCGGATGATCTCCGTTGCCTCTTGCAAATATGGATTTTTCATGCTATACTCTCCTTGTACTTGATTTTCACAGAGAAGCGCAGGCTTCTCCGCCCTCGACCGGTTCCAGCCGGACGAGGGCATTTTTTATCCGAACATCCTGTCCGGCTGATAGCCGAGCTTGGCCACGCTGGCCGTCTGGTGGTATTCCGGCCGCTTGAAACTGTAGCCCCAGCGTTTTGCCGCCCAGAACAGGGCCGCCGTTTCATCCGCCGCGTGTACCGTCAGCTGGCGGCCTGCGTAATCCACCACGAAATAGTGCTTCCCGGCGTAGCCCGGCTGCTCGACGATATCCGCGCGCCTCGCGGGCCGCTCGCCGGGGTAGTTGATGCTATTTTGCCGCATAGCTCTTGCCCCTCCTGTCCTTATTTGCCGCCCGCTCGATCTGCCTGATGGCGGCTATGTCCGGCTCCAGACTGATCTTGTCCCGGTGGTTGATGTCGTAGATGTGGTTCCGGATGCTCTCATAGAGCGCCCAGCTGCAGCAGCGTGCACTGCATCCCGGCTCCCGGCCGGGGCAATCCTTCGCGCACGGCGACGGGATCTGCCGCATACGCGGCGCGTAGATCTGCGCCGTCATAGCGCTTCGTCCTGCACGCACTGGAGCCAGTACGCCAGCTTTTGCAGCCGCGTCTCCTGCGCCAGCAGCGCGTCCGTTGTTTCGTGGTCGACGCGCGGCATCTCGCACAGGAGCGCCCGATCATTCTTGAGATCGTCCGCGTAGGCGTTCACCGCCTCGATCACGTCCGCCAGCTGGTCAGGGCGAAAGTCGACCGTGATCTTTCGCTCCTTCACAGGCATATCCCTGTGAAGAACGTCATCAGCGACACGCCGCCGAGGACGGCGGCAATCTCCGCCGCGTCGGCGCAGCCTGCGATGATGCACAGCGCGAAGCCCACGCCCGACAGCCAGATGCACCCCAGCCGCGCCAGCCGCCGCATGGCCTTGCGCCACTGGTAGATCGCCCGGATTCTCTCCCGGCGCTCCTCCAGGCTTTCCCCTTCAGGAATTTCCGGCGGCTCATACCCGATCCGCTCTGCAAGATTTGTTCTCATTCTGCCAACTCCTTCCTCCATACCGGGCTGTCCTCCCGGTTCACGCAGTAGCGCATGGTTTCCTTGAATTCCTCGCCTATTCCCCGCTGGCAGAACGCGGCATAAAATATGTTCAGGATTCGCGCGGCAGCAGCGCTCAGTTCCAGCGCGCTGCCGGATAGCGCAGATACCGTTTTTTTGCCGTCCATGCCGATCTCGACGTGTACCTTCCCGTTATTCATTGGTTTCCTCCTTCCGTTCCTCCTGCATCCGCCTGACGATCCGCGCCAGACGGGCGTTTTGTGTAACGAGCTTCTGCGCTTCCATGTCCAGCCCCTTGCGCTTGAGTCCGTTAATGATCTGCGCCGCCTGGCACTCGCAGACCAGCGCCGCCTCGATCAGATCGTGCAGCTCCTGCGCATCCAGCGTCAGGGTGTAGGTGCTTGCTTTTGCCATGTCGCATCCTCCTTCTGTTCCTGTTCCCGGCGGTATCGTTCCGCCGCCCAGCGGGCAAAGGCGTCGATCACGGGTTCGCCGTTTTCTTCGCCGGGATGCTTAAATTCAAAAGTTTCGCCGGGGAGAAATCTCCCGTCCGGCCCCCGTTTCCCAAAAACGGCGATCATGGTCTCACGCCTCCTTCCGCTCCTCCTGCTTGCCTTCCTTCGCCAGCGCCATGCCATAGGCGATATCGCTCAGACGCTGCATCTGCGCGGGCGTCAGCTTCTCAGTGCTTTTGTTCAGGTTTTCGATTGCCTGCTTTTCCTTCTCGGACATTTTTCTCACCTCGCGTTGCTGCGACATTTTGCTGTCACGTTTTGTATTGTGACTACACAATACCACCTTTTAAATGTTTTGTCAATACATTTATGCAAAATATTTTTGTTCTTTTTGTATTGACAATACATCACAGCCGTGTATAATATAGTCAAGGGAGGTGATACGGTGACGATCAATGATCGGATCAAGGATATCCGCCGGAGCACAGGCTTGTCGCAGACCGATTTTGCAGAACGGCTCGGCACGACGCGCGGGGTGATTACAAATCTTGAAGGGGAGAAAACCACACCGAACGAGCCGTTTATCAAACTGATCTGCCGGGAATTTAACATCGACGAGCATTGGCTCCGCACCGGCGAGGGCGAAATGCGGCAGAAGCTGACGCGGAATCAGGAGATTGCGGAGTTTATGGGCGTCGTGATGCACGATCCCGACGACGCGCCGCGCAAGCGGTTCGTATCGATCATCAGCAAACTCAGCGCCGACGAGTGGCAGCTGCTGGCCGAGATCGCAAAAAAAATGGCCGAGGACGAATAACCGTCCCCGGCCTATTTTTTTATTCCCGCGTCTATGTGACCAACTTCCGCACGAATCTCCAGATCAGATCCAGATCCGCATCTGTGGCCAGCCGCAGCAGGCGTTTGATCTCTTTCAGCAGCAAATTCCGTTCCATTTCCATAAGTGCCTCCATTCTTCCACAAAAATCTCTTCTATTTTTTGTTTACTATTGCCGTTGAGGTTTTCTTCCATTTGATTTACAATTCTAAGTAAGATATTTTTTATCGCATGATTATCATAGAACATCTGTTCTAAAATTACAATTATGAGATTTTACAAAAAATATCACACTTTTTTGTGAGGATAGCTATGAACATCGGAAAACGCCGTGTTAACGCTTGGACTGAGGTTTGGGATTTTCAGCTTGCCGGATCTTCGTACAAAGCTCCGGACGGTTCTTCCCGTCAGTCTTCTCTCCGCCGGGCGGCAGAAAAACAGGAGGATCTCGAACCCGTCATTGTTATGCTAGAGCGCTATGAGTATGAGGGTGACCCCGCTTACCACGTTTATTTTGATGATCGCGATGTCGGAAACGTCCCCGCAGGTGTTGCGCAGGAGCTTGCCCGGATGGAGGATGACGGTTATTCTGTAGCCGGTGACGATTGCGAGGTTTACGGCGGCCCGGAGGATGATTTTCCTGATAAAAAATACGGTGCGCGCATATATGTCAGGCTGCGCCGGAAACTTACAGATACCGAAAAGCAAGACGAATTATCCAAGCTTGCCAAGAAAGCAGCACAGCTTGATTCGGCTCGGTCTTCTGCGCGACCGTCTGGCTGCTCCTCTGCACCTGCCTTTGTTTATAGTGATTCTAGCTTCCCGCGGGCCACTTCTGCTGGCGACGATTCTCCGCCACATAGCGTGCCCGAGCCTCCACGTCATGCCGATGATGATGCGCGCGGCCCAGAGATTTGCGATAAACGTCCGCGCAAGAAATCAAAAGTGTTGACGATCTTGCTTGTTATCCTCGCCATTTACGTTATATACCTGGCTCCGCAAATCATCAGTGCAATCATCGGCGCGCGCGACTTCAAAAACTCGCCCGCCGAAATGCAGGCTTCCGCGCAGGCTGTTTCTGACAGGCTTGCTGCGGAGGGGGAAAGCGATACCCCAGCGCCTGCTGAATCCGGTTCGGAGCCTGACCCCGCTCCTGCCGAGGAAACATTTATTCCGCCAGAACCGATCACTTACACCGGCAGCGGCGATGATTATTTTGATATCTCTCCGTTTGATTCGCTTTACTATTTCCAGATCACCGGAAATTCCGATGCCCGGCATTTTTCCGTCACGGGTTATGATTCCTCCGGGAATTATACAGAGCTTTTTGTAAATACCACGGACTATTATACCGGCAGCGTCCTCGATTCCGAGCAGAACACGCGGACGCTCGAAGTCAAGGCGGAAGGGGATTGGACAATTACCATCGTCTCGCTTTACACTGCCCCTGTTGTTAAGGCAGGCGAGACATACAGCGGCATTGACGACGCGGTTTTGCTCATACCGCTCGGCAGCAGCTCTGCCGTTATCAATGGTAACAGCTGGTCGCGGCATTTTGCCGTGAAAACATACGGCGACGGATTTGATCTGCTTGTCAATACGGTCGACCCGTATAGCGGCACAGTCCGTGTTGATTCTGACGCGACGGTTATGACTGTCACGGCAGAGGGCGGATGGTCGATCCTTTTGCAGTAGCTTTCCAGATTCGCCCGCGCCGCTGGCCGAACAACGGCGCGGGCTTTTGCTTGCGCAGGCGACCGGGAGCCGTCTGTAACTTTAGTGTAGCCTGTCCACGGTATACTTGTAAAGATATGGCAGTTGCTTTTTGCAGTCAGACGTCTTGCTTTTTTTGGGGGAATGATATGTTTTGAAGGAAAAATTATCTGATTTATGCCGTGAGCAGAAGCAGACGATCACTCCGCACAAAACAAATCAGGACGTCGCCGAAAATACCGACCTTTCCGTCGGCACCGTCTCCCAGTTCTTTCGCGGCGACATCAAAAATCCGTCTGTTTACACGGTCGGCCCGATCTGCCGGGAGATGGGTGTTTCTATGGACGACTATTTCGGCATCCCGCATGACGAGCCTGCCGAGACTTCCGATGCTGAAAAACTCCGTGCCGAGACCGCAGCGCTTCGCGCGCAGCTTGCCCAGCAGCAGAAATCCCTGCGCATGCACCGGCTTGTGACGCTCATCCTCTTGGGTATTCTTTTGCTGTGCGCCCTTGCGCTTGTGGCCGACGTGCTCATCCCATCGATCGGCTGGATCCGCACATGAAAATTACCGCCCCGGCCCGATCAGCCGGAGCGGTATCTTTGGAGGCTTTTGTGGATAATTTGAATCTTGCCAACGTCGTGATCTACGCCCGGTATTCTTCCGCCGGGCAAAACGACCAATCGATAGACGGCCAGCTTGCCAAATGCCGCGAATACGCGCAGCAGCGCGGATACCGCGTTGTCGGCGAATATTGCGACCGGGCGCTGTCCGGTCGATACGCCGAAACGCGGCCGGAATTCCAGCGGCTGATCGCCGACAGCGCAAAGCGCGCTTTTGACTTTGTGCTTGTGTGGAAACTCGACCGCTTTTCTCGCGACCGGTACGACAGCGCGATCTACAAAAAGAAACTGCGCGCGAATGGCGTGCGCGTCCTGTCCGTCACTGAGGGCGTCGGCGACAGCAGCGAGAGCGTGCTACTCGAGGCGATCCTGGAGGCCATGGCAGAGGAATATTCCCGCCAGCTTGCCCAGAATGTCCGTCGCGGAATGCGCCAGAACGCCGAGAAGGGCCTGAGCCTCGGCGGCCTCGCCCCGCTCGGCTACCGCGTCGTGAATAAGCAGTACGAGATCAACGAGGACGAAGCCCGCATCGTCCGCTTTATCCATGAGCAGTACGCTGACGGTGCCGGGCAAAAGCAGATCGTGGCCGACTGTGCGCGGCTCGGCTACCGTAACCAGCGCGGGAACCCGCTCACATTAGCCTCGGTAAAGCGTATCCTTGCAAACGAGCGGTATGTCGGCAGGTACGACTACCTCGGCGAGATCGTGATCGAAGATGCATTTCCGGCCATCGTATCAAAGGAGTTAAAAAAGCGCGTGCGTGACCGGCTCAAGGCGAATGCCAAGGCCCCCGGCCACGCAAAGGCAAAAGTCGAGTATCTGCTGCATGGAAAGCTGTTCTGCGGCGAGTGCGGCGCGCCGATGATAGGGGAGTGCGGGCGCGGCAGGCACGGTGCGACGTATTATTATTACACCTGCGCGGCGCGGAAGAAGCAGCACACCTGCAAAAAGCGCAATGAGCGCAAGGACGAACTCGAAGCCAGCATCGTGGATTATATCGGCTCGTGCGTCCTGACGGACAGCTGGATCGACGGCGCAGCCGAGCGCGTTGTAGCGGAGTATCAAAAGAGCTATGACGCTTCCGGCATTAAGCCGCTCGAAAAGCAGATCCGCGACGCCGACAAGGAGATCGATCAGCTTGTCGACGCGCTGATCTCCGCAACGGCGGAAGCTGCCCGCCGCAGGATCAACGAGCGCATTGAAACTGCCGAGGCCCGAAAGCAGGCGCTGGAGGCTGATCTTGCATCTCTCCGCATCGCCAGTCGCGTCCAGATCAGAAAAGAGGACATCGTCGTATGGCTCAACCAGTTCCGCACCGGCGACCGATCCGATCTGGAATACCGCAAAAAAGTCATAGATTTATTCGTAAACGCGATCTATCTGTACGATGATTCGTTCAAATTATTCCTGAATGTAGCAGATTCCGCCCAAGTAACCTACGCCGACGCCCTTGCCCTCGCGCCGCCTTCCGTTTCGGATTTCGGCGCGTCCGGTGTACCAGATATGCACTTATCCGAACACATCATATTTGTAAATGGTGTTATTGGGATGATCGTGCAAAGATAAAAAGATCCCTCTCCAAGTCGGAGAGGGATCTTTTTATTTTACCACATGCTCATAGTATTTCATGAGCTTGCGCTCCGGGCCGGGGCCGTCTTTGTCGAGCAGGAATGCCTTTGCCAGGGCGGCGTAGAATTCCGGGCGGTTGAGTCCGAATTCTACCGCGACGGGGTAGTAGTCCGAGTACATCATGTTCATGGTTACACCCCACGCCCAGTGTGGGACCACAGGCGCCTGAATGCCCATGCTCTCGGCAACGGCCGTTGTCTGTTCCATCGTCCAGTGCGGGCCGGTCGAGCCGTCGGCATTCTGCATGCGCTCGGCCCACTGCATGGCCGTCTCTCGGTCAAACTCTGCCGCTTCCGGCTGGTCTTCGCGGCAGTCCAGCTTTTCCAGCCTGCGGATCGTCTTCGCGTACAGGCCGACTTCCTCCGCGCTGCCCAGCGTCACGGGTTTCTCCATGGCCTCATGCAGCTTGTGATAAAGCTTCTCCATATACTCTTTCATGCTCACACCTCCTGAATATATTTGTAAAGCTTGTCTACGTCTGTCACGTCAAACCGCATATCTTTGTCCTTTATTGAAAACAGCTTAATCTTTTTTCCGTCGATCTCATCCCGAGCGTATTTGTATAAACGATCGATGTCGACGTTTCCCTCCTCGTCAAGCGCCCCAGTCAGCTGCACAAAGAAATTGTCTTTCATTGCAAGCAGCCGCTCTTTCCCGCCGTCCTTTGCCATCCGCATAAGTATAGCCGCAGCCACGCCAATACCTTCCGGTAGCCGTGGAATCAGTTCGCTATTCGCGAATCGCTCTAAGCCATTTAATGCCTGATCTATCGTCACTGTCATTTTAGATGTCCTCCTTTAAGGATGGGGGCGGCTATTGCCGCCCCTTGCATTTAGCCCTCGCTGGCCGTCGCTGTGCCGGTCGGAGCCGTCCAGCTGTTATACCGCTGCATCGGTTCCGGGCAGATGTTGGCAATGGGGATAACCGTCTTGGTCATGCCGGAAAGAGTCGCGATCTCGTTCTGCATGCAGGACAGGTTCGCCGTGGTCTGCGCGTTGATCACGCGCTGCTGGCAAAGCTGCTCTTCGATCGAGCGCATTCTGCCGTCCGTGTACTGGTACACCTCGAGAATTTTCTTGTCGGTGTAAGCGTTCGCGTCGCGCAGCTTCACTTCCGTTTCCAGCTCTGCGATTCGTGCGGACTGACCAGCCTCATAACGGCTGACATAGTGGTTGTCACTGTTACCCGCAGCCATAGCCGCAGCTGCAGCAGGATTCGCGCCGAATCCGCCGAGAATGCCGCCGAGACCGCCGTTCAGCACGCCGAGGCCCGTACCGATCGCACCGAGCGTCACGCCCAAATTGCCCTTGCCATTGCTTGCGTATTCCATAAAAAAATACCTCCGGTAAAAATAAGTAAGCTGGCCAGCTCCTATCCTCAGTCTACCGGCTCCGCGCTTTTTCTGGGGGACATTTATGGGGCATTTGTGTACCAATTTTTTTATATTTTTTTGCATTTCCCTCTTGACTTTTGCGCCCATTGGGCGTATAATAAGGCCATAAGATAAAACAAGGCGAAAGCCGGAAAGAGGTACACCATGGAAACCAAGATCATCAACAACCGTTACGAACTCATTGCTTGCACTGCCGTTGCCACCGAGGCTGGCGACACGGAAGTACAGGACGCGATCCTCTGCCGCGATATGGACGCCTGCCTGGGCGACGCATTTTGCGTGTACTTTGGCTACACGCTTGACGAGCTGGCGGACAGCATCGAAGACGCTGACTATCCCGATTTCAGCGACGATACGCTCGCCACCGTCCGCATCGACGGCCAGCCCATCAGCGCGTACTGCTTCTGATCGTTAGAAGCAGAGAATCCGCTTCGGTGTTCCAGCGCCGAAGATGAAGCAAAACAAAATACGGCACAAAATTGGAGGATGGCAGACATGTTTAATATCGTTTCCGCGTGGGGAGCGCAGACAAATCCCCACTATAACCCGGACACTGCAAATAATGGTGGTGGCTACTGGCAGTATGCTGGGGGTATTGTGGCCGACATAGGTGGTCAGCTCGTCACCGTTGAAGTCGACGATATGTCCTGCGGTGATTTTGGCAGCCGCGTGTATTTTTCCGTGACTGCTGATGGCTTCTGCTGGAATTTTTCAGACGGCACAATGGACGGTGCGTCCGTTGACACCTCGGAGGATGTCTTGGGCGTTCTGCGGTCCATCTCCGGCGTTCTGGGCGTGGACGCCGAAGCGCTGATTTCTGCCGCGTTGGATGCGGCGAACATCTGCGCGTGGGAGGTATGCTATGCCGACTGACGTCCAGCGCCGTGCTCACGGTTGAAAAAATATAAGGAGGTACCACCATGAAACTCACACCCGCAATCCGCGCTGCTCTTTACGCCGAAACAGGCGCATACACCGACCGCGACTCCTATGTCTCCGATATGGCGCTGTCCAGCGTCTGGGGCGATGCCGAAGACGCTGAGGTTCCGATGGAGCGGCTGGCGCTGCTCGGCGGGATCTGGGACGGCACGCACTGCACGATCCCGGAGCTAATCGAGAAATACGGACTGACGCAGACCGGCTTTGCGCAGTATTTCAACGTTCCTCTGCGTACCGTGCAGCACTGGTGCCTCGGCGACCGCGCCTGCCCGCCGTATGTGATCGCGATGATCGCGGAGATCTTGGCCGCGAACGCACAATAGATGCAAAAAGCACCCGTGGGACGAATCCCACGGGTGCTTTGCGTTATGATCCTGTCAGACGGCGGGCGGTGTTGTATATGTGCGGCAGGCGGCGGGAGATGGTTTTGCGGTCGATGCCGATTTCACCGGCCGCGTCCAGCTGCGGGAGCCTGCGCACGATATAAAGATTCACGATCTGCTGATCGATCTCATCCAATAAGCCCTCGTCAGCGACGCGCTCCCAGTCGCTGCGCGTGAGATGCTGAAGCTCCTTCGGCAGAGCCAGCCGCGCAGTTATGCTTTCGTCACTCCCTTCGGCCCGCCGCCTGGCGGGGCTTACTTTTCCTTGTGATTCAGCACGGCGATATTGCCCTTGTTGCTGATTTCGAGATCCAGCGCAGCGGCGATATCGCGGACCTTGACGTAGTTCGTACCGTTTTTCAGAATACGCTCAACGGCGACTTCCTTGCCGTCCACGATGATCTTGCTCTTTTCTACCATTTCGGTTTCCTCCTCTGCATTTTTTCCATCTTCGAGGGCCATCACGGTATGGCCCTCGCTTACCAGCACGTCCCCGCGCAGGAGATTCGCGTCCGTCGTCAGATACTTGCTGCCGTCCAGCAGCTCGAAGTCTCCCGTTGCGGGCCAATCGTGCAGCATACAGTAGGTGGTGCAGCTGTTGCCCTGCCGACGGTAGAGCGCTTCTACCGACGCGCAGCCTGCGGCCACAGCGCAGAGCATCATGAGCGCGGAGCAGTCCGTCTCCACAGGCTTTGCGATCCTGCTCACGTCCCACCCGACGGCTCTGGCTGCCTCATACGCCGTGTTCCTGTTGTCCATGTCGTATCCGATGTTCCGGTTCTTAATGGCCGCCTCGCACGTCTGCGCGGCCCGCTCGGCCTTTTTGCGGCTCTTATAGCGCAAGATGCCGAGCCAGCGGCCATTGTACCAGCTGGAGATATTCAGCTCCCGCCCGGTCTGGTTGCCGGGCTGCTGGTTGCGTCCTCCGGTTTCTCCAAGGCTGGCCTGTCCGATTTTGATGCTCATGCCCGCTCACTCCCGTACAACTCGTGATGCAGCTGCAGCACGGCGGCCTCGATCAGCTGATCGATTGTAGATACGTCGAACCGGATTCCGTGTTCGGCCAGAAAATTGATCACATAGGCTTTCTTTTCCTCGCCGTCCGTTGCCGCGTAGAGCTGTTCCGCCGCTTTTACGCCGATCTCTACGTATGTTTTGATGGTTTGCAGTTTGTTGGCGTCAATCTTGGTTTTTAGCCACGGGATCAGAAATGCCGAGACGAGCGCGCTGATGAGCGCGATCACTGCCGAGATGATCTGTGTGTAGTCCATAAGTAATTACTCCTTTCGCTATTCGACTGTTTCATTTTTCTTCGCAAAAACCCGCTTGAAGGCAAGCAGGCCAAGCTCTGTGATGGTTGCCCAGCCGGTAAAGCCGAGCACGTCGGACAGGTCAACCGACGCGCCGAGCTCCGGGCTGCGGATGACTGCAATTAGGACGGCGACGGTTTTCAGAGCGCAGGCCCAGACAATTACCGTCGTGATGAGCTGGAGCAGATATACAACAATGGTTCGCGCCATTTCGCCCTTGCTCCACTTGCCTTTTACCCGCATATCTGCCTCCCAGTTTATTGCGCACTGCTATGCCCGCACTGCGCCTCCAGCTGGTGCAGGAACTTTTTCACGTCGCCGTTTCCGCCCATCTTTTTATACTTCTCTCCGGCAATCAGGCGCTCTGCCATTGGCATTTCCTCCGACATGATGGTCAGCCGGAGGATCGCCAGATACTGCTCGTCCTGATGCTCCTGCATTTTCCCGAGCTTTTTGTCGATCTCGGCTAGGTGCGCCTCCTGCGTCGTGGCCTTGCCGCGCTTTTTCTGTATCGCGCCGACGACGGCATTGACGACCGCCGTCAGCGCGGACGAGCCGAGCACGGCGCAGACGAGGGTAACGATGATTGTCTTGGTATCCATGGCTATGTACCTTCTTCCGTGATCTTCTTCCACCCGTCCGGGTTAACGGATGGGTTCCAGACGTTGGCGGCGAGCAGGGATTCGTAGAGCTCGTCCTGCCACCAGCCTTTTTCGCCTTTGGAGAATGCAAGGCCGGCGGTGATGGTCTCGGGAATGATGCGGAAGCCCTGCTTGTAGGCGATGTCTTCCCAGAGGGCCGGGGCGGCGTCCGGGGTGTTCTGGGCCGTGTCCCAGAGGTCGGAGGCGGCGCGCTTGATGGTGCCGCCCCAGTTGATGCGCGTGCCGGCTTTGACGAGGCTGCCGGAGCCGGTCAGGCGGGTGAAAAGCTCCGGCGCGAGACTCGCGTCGGCGTCAGTGAGACTGGCGGCGCTTTTGACGATATAGGGGCGCAGCGCCCGCGCCCGCTCGGTGTAGGTGCTCATGTTATTCCGCCTCCCCAAGTAAAATTTTCGCCGCTGTTTCTGCATCTGTGAGTGGTAGTGCCGCGCCCATTTCATCATAACTGCCTTCTGGCTCAGTGCCTTTCAGCGTATGGTCTGCGAGATGAAACACCATGTCAGAAAGCACCTGATGCTCAGTCCCTTCTTCATCTGCAATAGTCACAGCCATCTTAGCGCAAAATCCTTCTGCCTGATCTTCCTTGCACGGGACATAACAACCGTTGCCGTGCAGTCGGATGGGCACAATACTGTCCGCATAACCTGCAAATGCGCCGTCTTGTTTTACTGCATACATGGTATCCCTCCAAATTTCTCTTGATAAATTTTCTCTAATCGCTCTGTGCTTGCGGTACGCAGCCGGTTTTTCCAGTACCCGTTTTCCTGCCCCGGCCATTTTTCATCCGTAAAGTCTTCACCGCAGCCGTTTTTTCTGTACCATCGGTACAGATCGTTCAGCATTTTCTGCCGCTCGGCACCTTCCTGCGTGTTCGGCCTGAAATGCTCCCACCCGTTTTCGGACGTCGCAGCGCATATCCGCCTGCCGTCTGCTGCAAACAGGAACCCTTCAATCTCCGATACAACAGTTCCGTACCGGAGATTAAATGCTCCATCGATGCCATTCCCACGGAACCGCTTATACACGATATATTCCATGCGCTTCTCCCTCATACGCAAAAGCCGGGCGCGAAGCCGAAGGAAGCGCGCGCGGTGCGGTCTTCGACTGTCCCGTTGGTGTTCACATTCTCGAAACCGTCGGAGCTGCTCGCAAGCGGAGAACGGAGCCACCAACGAGCGGCGGCACTCGTTCCGTTGTGCTTGTACTTTACCTTGCTGTTTCCAGCGGAATAATAGGCGTACTGCGCTTGCTTACTCGCCTCGTTCGAGTTTGCTCTCGAAATGCTCCCGAAAACCTCAAACTCCGAGAGGAGGAAAAAGTAATCCTTTGTCGCCGTGACCGCACTCGCGGATGTGCTATTATTTCCCGTATTGTCCGTGTACTTGGTAACGGACTTTAGGACTGCACGGAGCGCCGCCGGAATGACTGCGATAATCGTTCCGGAATAGCTCGAGAGGCTTGTCCCGCAAATATTTGTACGCATTTGCGAGCTCGCCCATCCGCCGGAGTTTGTTGCACTACTGTTCATAGAGAAATAGCCGGTTGTCGAAACGGGCGAGGTATAGTAACTATCGCAGAAACACACGTCCGTACCGCCGGAGAGCGCGGTCTTTGCAAGTTGGAAATGGATACGGTTTTCCCCTTCTAGGCTCGCGTTATGGTTAAATCCAATAATGAACGCATATGTTGTGTAATTAGATAGTGTAAGATGTCCAACCGTGCCGTTTAGCGTTACAGCCTTTCGGTCACCGACGCTCCAATAGTTCGCGCCCTGTCCCGCGTCGGATATATCTTTTATTGTTTCCCAAGTATTTTTATTCAGTGTCGGATATACAAAATTAAGCGACACCGCGTAACTGTCCGTGATAGTTACGGCTTTTGTGTCAGATGTTTTCCCGTCCAGCGTCGCGGATACGCTCCATGTGCCGATCTCCGGAACGGTAAGCGTACAAACTCCGGTGCTGTCAGATGTTCCGGTTATCGTTTTGGAGCCGTTTGTCGCCGTGACCGTCGCACCGGCAGATACTGTTACGATCAGCTGCAGAGCGATTCCGGTCTGAATCGTACCGATTACTGCGGCAAGCCCTTCGATGGTCTGTGCCGCAGGGGCTGTGCCTCCTTTGGCCTCCACTGCGTCATACGCCGCGCCGACTGCCGTTATAATGCGGTCGATTTCTGTCTGTACGCTCATGTCTGTTCCTCCTTTAAATCGCGGCGAGGGCGTTTTCGATGTCGTCTGTCATGCTGACAGTGCCGCCGGAGGTATAGCCTGCGGGGATGTCTACGCTGGTCTGCGTGAGGCCGTCGATGGTCTTTGCGATCGCGCCGTTGTTGGCCATGGTGCCCTCGGCCTTGCTGCCGTCGGCCAGCACGATAAACTTTCCGTCCAGCACGTCAGCAGCTCCGGCAGTCACGCCGGAAACGTCCTTGTATTTGTCCGGGATCGCGCCGACCGTGACCTTGCCGAGGACTTTGCCCTTCGTTGGCGTAATGTCCTGCGCGGCCTCGGCAGGCGTGGCGGACTTATTTTCCAGCACGACGGATACCTTGCCCGTGCCGGAGTGCTTACCGGCGGGTACAGTATACTCCTGATTGCCTGTCGTCGCGTCCAGGACCTTTTCGACCGCGCCGTTGTCCGGCATGGTGCCTGCCTGCGTCACGCCGTCGGCATCGATAAAGACTTTATTCGCCAGCACGTCGGCAGGCGCGGCGGTCGTGGCGGAGACGTCCTGATAGTTTTCCGGGATCGCGCCGACGGTCACACCGGACAGGCCGTAATAGCCCTGATCTGGTGTGACGGACTGCTGCTCCTTCGTCGGCGTGACGGATTTTGCCTGCAGGTTGTAGTTGCCGCCGCCGGAGACGCCCTTGACCGTGCCGGAGCCGTTGTGATAGCCCGCGGGGACGGTATAGCTCTCGCCCTCCTTGACCTGCGCGTCAACCGCGCCCTGATTTTTGATGGCTGCGGCCTTGTCGGCCAGCGCGCCGAGCTTGTCCGTGCTCGCGGCGAGTCCGAGGCCGACGAGCCATGTGCGCAGCTTGTTCCGCGCGGTCTGCAATCTTGTAATTTCAGTCTGTGTGCTCATAAAATCACTCCTTTAGATGGTCGCCAGCAGGGCGTTGATGTTTCCTACCTCCGCAAACACAGCGGCGGAGGTGACAGGCTTGGTGTTGTCCTTTTCGACTGCGTCCGCCGTATCGACGGACAGGGTGTTCGTTTCGGCGTCCAGCTTGAGGCCGGAGCCGATCTGATAGCCTCCGCCGCCTCCGCCGCCGGACTGCCGGGCTTCGTTGATGGCGGCGACGAGGTTGTCCTTGTTGTAGGTCTTGAGATCGTCCAGGTCGCCGATCTGCTTCTGCAGCTGCGCCCAGATCGGGAGCGTCGGCTCCGCAGCCGGGTCGCCGGACGGCTCCGCCGCAGGCTGCACCTTGCCGAGCGTCACCCATACCGTCGGGAGGACGACGCCGGAGGCGTTGGATCCGTACACACCGACGCGGGCGATCAGCCCGGCGTCAGCAAGGATCTCATACGGTACGATCAGACGGTTCCCGTCCCACTCGGATTCCAGCACGTCTACAGTTTTCTTTCTGTTTGTAAAGACTGCCGTCTTCGTCAGCTCGTCCCAGTCGGATGAAAACGCGAATTCGACGCTGACGGCCTTCGCCATGCCCGCTGTCAGAAGCTCCGGCGGCGAGCACAGATGCGCACAGGCTTTGGTGATGTGGATCTGGATCATGTTATTTTGCCTCCTATGCAATCACAGTGCCGTTCACAAGCAGTTTCCCGTCGCTGTTGCACCTTAATGCTGCGTATTTGCTTGCGTTATAGCACAGCCAAACCCTATTTGCAGCCACCCCGTAAAACGGCACATTTGTCGCGCCGATGCTTTCATTCCCGTAAAGCGGCAGCAAGAAATTGCTTTTGACGTACATGCCGTAACTATCTTTTTTGATTCTGTCTGGCGGAGCGCTCTCTCCTCCGCTCCCGCCGCTTCCCGGCGGCCCGACAACGTACTCGACGATATAGCTGCCGGAGATCCGCGCGACCTTGACGCGGTCGCCCGCGGCAAAGGTGGCGGACGTGTTGCACTTGTAATGCTTTGTCGTGGCTTCGGTCTGCCCCTCCAAAATGAGGGACAGGCCGTCTTCGTAGACCGCGCCGACGGTCGCAAGAAAGGCTTCCGGCAGATTCTCGTCCGGCATCTCGATATTCGTCACAAACAGGCTGTTGATGCCCTCCATTATGCGATCACCGTCCTTTTTGCAGAATGTGTCATAAGGCTTCCGGCCTGCAGTGTTACCGACCAGCCTGTTTCGAGGTAAATTCCGCCAATTTCGTCGTGCGTCAGGGCGAGGATATCGCCGACGCCGTGCCCCGGCTCATTGAGCGTGTAAAATGTAATGGCGCGCGTAGCAAGCAACGACTCGTTGCGGCGCTTGTCGGCGTAGGCCTGCAATTCGTCCTGCGAGGCGATATTGTCTACCCGCTCGACGGAGGTTATGCGCATGCCGCGCTTGAAGGTGGATTTCTTGGAGGCCGGATTGTCGTTGACGGCCGTCGCCACCATGGCCGCGTCCATGTCCGGGTTGTTGCAGGTCACGATGAAGACGTTCGGCGCGTCAAAGATATCCGTTTCGTCCGACCAGTCCGGCCCCGGATGTTTCTCCGGGAGAAACAGGTCCGTCACGCCGTAGCGCCAGTCGATGATGGCGGCGGACGGCTCCTGATACGGTTCGAGCCTGCACACGCCGTCCGCGTCAAACCAGAGGCTTTCATAGTTGATCTCCGAGAGCAGCGTGTTGATGATCGTCAGGTAGCTTGTTCCGATTGGCCAGTCTTCGCGGTCTGTCGCCAGCACAGCGGCGTTCGGCGTTGCGATCACGAGCGAGATGCCGCAGGCTGTCAGCAGCTTGCGGATCCCGGTGATGTACGACGAGCCAGCGGCAAGATGCAGGATCGTCTCGGTTTTTTGCGTATACACGCGCCAGCAGCGGTCATAGGCTTCGATCTCTACGCGCGTGCTGCCCGCGCTGCCTTTTTTGCCGACGGTCGCGGACTGATAGATGCCAAGAGAGTGCTCCGTCCCGTTTACGATGATCCATGGCCGCAGCTCGTCCGATTCCCACGCCGCTACGGCATTGGGAAGAAAACTGCCCTTGAGCGTGCCGTGGATGTTCGCGGCGCGGTCGCTCATGATCTGCGGTGGGCTGCCTGTGTCCCATTGCAGCTGCGTGATGGGTGCGCCGTTCCGGAGCACGTCGATGCGGAAGCGGACGTCACGGGTCAAGGGTGATCGCCTCCTTCCGGTTCGTGTGCGAGATGGCGAAGGAATAGCGGCGCATGAACTCGTCGCAGTTGCTCTCGAGCGACGGGAGCGAGCCGATGGCCATGTTGCCGTAGCGGTCCTTGAGGCAGACGAGGCGGCCTACAAGGGCCTCAAGCGCAAGGGCGGCGGCCCGCTGCGCGTGCGGCCAGGCGCAGGCGACGGATAGGGCGCGGTCGCGCTGCTCGCTGCGCTCCTCGACGGGGTAGGCAAGGCCCGCCAGATGGACGGTCGAGACACCGGCCGAGAAGCTGGTGCGGTTGGTGCGCAGCTGCGTTTCGGACAGGCGCATCTCGAGCCAGACGCCGGTCTCGAGGTCGCAGATCATGTTGGTCTCGGGCAGCACTTCGACAGTGTCGGAATTGGACACGCCGTAGTTATCGCTTTCGTCGTAGCAGCCGCGGACGCGGTAGGTGACGGAGCCGATGCTGGTGTGGTCGACGTACTGCTTTTGGACGGTGCGGCCAATGGCGACTCCGTCCCGCTCGATCAGGTAAAAATCATAGCTGCCTGCGGTCTGCCAGGTCAGCGCGGCCTCGTGGGCCGCGTCGACCGACAGTGTGATCGCCTCGCCCTCGGTGTGCGAAACGGGGAGCGCGGCTGCGCTCCACTCGGACCACATGCCGTACTTGTTCTGCACGCGCACGCGAATGGTGTATCTGCCGTCGGCGAAGTAGACCGGCGAGCGCCATGCCTTCTCCGTGCCGTAGACCGTGCCGGAGGCGTAGCCGCTCGAGAGCGTCAGCTGATAGGCCTCCTGCTCAGAGGTCTGCCAGGTGATGCGCGGGCGCGGGCCGGTGGACTGGATCACGATGGACGGCGCGGATGGTGCGTTGATGGCGATAAACTCGGCCTTGTCGCTCCATTCGGACGGCGTTCCGTCTGTGTTGTAGGTTCGCACGCGCCAGTATTTTGTTCCGCTTGTGAATTTGTTCGCCGGAACATCGTAATACTGGTTTTCTCCCGCGACGGTCACAAGGGGGTTCCACGTCGTACCGTCGGCAGACCACTGCAGATCCGCTTTTCTCTGCGGCGTGCCGGTGGAAATGATGTGTTGCCACGAGAAGCGGTTGACGATTGTCGCGTCGATGACGATGCCGGAAGGGGAGACGGGCTTGGCCGTCGGGGTAACGTCTGTTGTCGTGATCTCCTGCCATGCGGACGTCGTTGTCGTGCCGCTGTTTGCCGTCACCTTTACGCGCCATTCGAGCGTTCCGGACGGGAATGTGTTCGCCGGGACTGTGCAAGCGGTCGTCGAACCAGATACGCTTATCGTTTTTGATGTGCTTGCGTTTTTTACGCGCCACTCAAAAACAGCGGAGGTTTGTTTTATCTCCGCAAAGCACGTCTGTGTGAGATCTGTGTCGTCAGTGGTATCCCATGTAAATGTATTTTTTTGCGTTCTGTTTACAAAAGCCCCTGACGACGGTGCGAAATTCTCCGCCTTTATTCCTACATTATCATTAGAGTATTCGCACTCAAGGAATGGTTTGTATGATGATTTTGCACCATAAAAAATCGCCTCTGATGCGTGTCCTTCTCCGCCCGTTATAAAAGCAAACAAAAAGCCGTTGCGCAGACCGTGCTCAAGTCCATTCTTCTCCGCTGCATTGTATTGCGACATTGTGAATGTCACCTGCGCCTGTACAACTTTATTGAGTTCGTTCCAACTTGCCGACCCGCTTGTTGATCCATCCTTCAACTGCTGCGGCTGCGTCGCATATGTCGCCGTACTTACATCAAGCGGTTCTTTCAGCCCGAGCGCATAGGCTGATATATACGCTGCCCCCCAGCTCCCCAAGGTGCCTTTCGTTGGCATTGCATATACTACAAGCTTAACCTTTGTAATGCGTTTGTACTTGTACGCTGCTGCCGGTTCTCCGAATTTCAGTAGTATGTTGTCCCACCCGCCGAACGTTCCGGAATGGTTTGTAAACGGCTCCACAAACAACTTGTATTGTGTAAGATCCGAGAAGTTCGTGTTCGGATAGTTCTTCGCGACTGCTGTTGATCCACTCGCCGGTACTGTAAAGGTTGCCATTTACTTTGCCCCCATTCTGGTTGTGATGCGTGCGTTTTTGGCGATGCGGAGGATGGTATCGAGGTCGTCCACATGATCAACGTAGACGGTGGTGTTGTAGGTATCGCCGGAGGTGTAGCGCGTTTCGCTGGCTGTCTGGATGCGGGAGCCGGACGGCAGGAATATCCGCTCAAGCCCGTTTTCGTTCACCCGCGTCCATCCGCCTCGCCAGTTGTCCGTGCCGGAGGCGTTGCCGCCCAGATAGCGGCGAACCCATTCGTCCTCTGTGATGCCGATGGTGGACGGATCGCCGCGTGCAACTGCATCCTCGTAGGCTTTGGCGAGGTCTGCCGCGCTCTGCCCCCACTGCTGCTCTGTGTAGCTATCGAGCAGATTTTGGTAGTTGTTGCCGTTGCCGCTGGAATAGCCAAAGCCGAGCGCGTGCGTCATCTGTCCCCAGCCCTCGCTGATGTGGCCGGTGCTGAAGTTGATGACGCCTTTTAAAAGCTCTGCCGCGTCGGCCATGAGCGCCATGACTTTTGCGAGGGGCTGCAGCGCTTTGGTCAGCGCCGGGACGCGGTTGTTGGATAAGTCGGACATGGGGTTCAGGATATCGCCGACGGTCTCCAGCAGCATACCGAACGCGTCGACAATGCCGGAGTCCTTGAGCGCCTTGCCGCCGTCCTTTACCATGGTGGTCACGTCGCCGTAAAACTCTTCGAGATAAGGGGCAAACTCGGCGGACAGCTGGTTTTTTACGCCCTCCTGCGTCTTTTGCAGGCGCTGGTATGCGTCGTCGACCGCGCCGAGCGCGGAAAGCGCCTCGTCATCCAGCACATAGCCGACGTTGTGCGCCTCGTCTGCGTAGGCCTTGAGGGTCTTCGAGCCCTGAATGATCAGCGGATTCAGGTCCTGCGCGGAGCGGCCGAAAATGTCCATGGCCATGGCGTCCCGCTCGGTCTCGTTTTTTACCTGCCCGAGCGCGTCTATCGTCTCATAAAAAACGTCGTTCGCACTGCGCATACTGCCGTCGGCGTTGGTTACAGAGACACCCAGCGCCTCAAAGGACGCCTTTGCATTTCCGGTGCCATTCATAGTATCCTGCATGTTGTTGGTCAGCTTTGTCAGGCTTCCCTGCAGGGTGTCGACGGATACGTCGATCAGCTCGGACGCATAGGCAAACTCCTGCAGCTGCTGTGTCGATTGCCCGGTCTGCATGGAAAGCGTGATGATGTTGTCGGCAAAGGCGGCGGACTCCTTCGTCATGGAGATCATGGCTTTTTCCACCTTGACGATCGCCGCCGCGACGGCAGCGAAGCCGCCCGCCAGCGCCAGCGACTGTGCATCGAGGCTGCCCATGGCGTTCATGGAGGACTTCATGCCGCCCGGCAGCTGGATACCGAGCTTGGACGTCAGGCCGTTCACCACGTCGCCGAGGTTGCCCATCTCTTTTCCGGAGTCCGCGATCTTCTGCTTGTTCTCGTCAAACTGGTTGTTGAGATTGTTCAGCTCAGCCTCGGCGTTGTTGAGGCTGGTCTGCCACTGCATGGTGCGCTTGTCTGCCTCGCCGTATTTTTCGGCGGACTGCTGGAGCGCAGCCTTGAGATACTCGATCTTCTCCACCTGCGTGGAAATCTTGCGCTCTAAGACGTCATTCTTGGCGTTTAGGGCCTCTACGCTGTCCGCGTTCTGCGCGTAGGCAGAGGATACCTTGCGCATTTCCGAGTCCAGCACCTTCATGCCGCTGCCGATCTCGGAAATGGCCTGCTTGTATTCTTTTTCGCCCGAAAGCGTAAATTTTGTATTGATGTTCGGCATGTTAGGTGCCTCCGTTCAGATAGGCCGACAGGCTCTGCGGCTGTTCCTGCTGCTCCGGCTGCTTTTGCGGCGCAAGCGCGTCAAGCAGGAGCGTTATGCGGCGCGGGCTCATGGTCTTCCAGAAATCCCGCTCCGGCAGATGCAGCCGGAAGAGCCAGATTGCGAGGAAGCCGGGGAAATCAAAGCCCAGCTGCTTCGGTTTCCCCGGCGGTGTCAGTTTTTTTCGTCTTCCGACGTTTTTTCACCGAGTTCTTCCTCCGGCGGCGTGACTGCAGCCTGAATCAGCGGGTAGATCCGCGTCCCGGCCTCGAGCGTCTGGTGCATGGTGATCTTCCGGCCCAGCTGCTTGCTGGTAAAGCGCAGCGGAAGGCCGTTTTCGTCGGTGATGCCCTGCGTGTCTGCGGCGTCGGTCAGCATGGCGGCCAGGAAGGCCAGCGTGCTTTTGAGGCCGTGCACCGTATTCAGCGCGCGCAGCAGATTGCCGTCATATTCGTCCTGCACGTCGGCAAGGACGTTCATGTTGCAGGAGAGCCGGTATACCCGGCCCTCGAATTCATAGTCAATGGTTTTCAGTTTGGTCGTCTCCATCAGGTTTCACCCAACTTTCCCTTGATCCAGGCAACGGCCTCCGCCGCGGTGTCGACGGTCTCGGTCTCGAGCAGCAGCTCGTCGGTGGAATCGTCTGCGAGAAATTCGCCGGTCGTGGTCGGCGTGTTGAACTGGATGTTCTCGCCCTTGGTCTGGTAGCTCAGTGAGGGCGGGCCGAACAGCGCTTTCGGTACCCAGACGCAGGTGTATTTGGTCACGCCGTCGATCTTATCCGGCGCGTAAAAGCCGACGCCGACATAGTTTGCGATGTCTTTTGCCGAGAATTTCAGATTTTCCTTGCTCGTATCGGATGTGCATCCGTAGAGCATGGCCTGTGCGGCCCTTTTGATGTACTTGACGGCCAGCGAGATCGTGCCGCCGGTGGCAAGCTTGATGTATTCGGCAAGCTTGGATTCCGCGTACAGGCGGCCCTCGGCGAACTTGAGTTCCAGCTGCGCGCTCATGGCGTCGCCGACGTCAGTCGGCTCTGTGTAGGTCACGGTGCCGGACGTGTTTTTATACTTTCCCGCCCGGATGCCGCGTAAGTCAAAACTAGGCATTACAGTAAGCCCCTTTCTTTCAGCTTTTGTGTGAGGATTTTTTCGAGTTCCGTGTTCACGCGCTTCTGCGCGTTCCTTACGCCCTTTGTCCAAAAATAAGTTCCTGTGATTTGCCCGTACTCCTTCGCACGGCCGTAATTCAAAACAAAAAGCACGGTCGCCCTGCGCGTTCCGTGCTCGTTTTTGCCAACTGCCGTGATGGTGATATACGGATCTCCGTTTTTGTCCTGTTTGATGGTTTTTCGGTATTTCACGCTGGAGGCGTAGGCTTCCGTGCGGAACCCGCTCGCCCGGACGGCATTTTGCAGCTCCTCGACGATGATATCCCCGGCGGCGTATAAAAGTTCCTGCTGCGTTTCGTCGTCAAATGCGTTTGCCTTTTGGAGCGTCGCAATGAGCTCATCCGTGCCTGAAAACGAGATCTTAGCCATATTCCGCGCCCTCCGTTTCGGCGATGAGCGCGATCTGCGTGCGGCCTGTTTCCTTGTCGTAGATTTCCATGTCGACGGTTACGATGTAGCCAGCGGCCTCCAGCGCGGCCTTTACGCGCGTTAAAAGTCCGGCAGCAAATCTATCGGCGAAGATGGAAACGGCGTACTGCACGCCGGTCTCGGCCTCTCCGCCCTCGGCGTAGATCTGGCCGGACTGGCCGAGCAGCTGATAGGTGATGTAGGTTTCTTCCCCGCCCTTGTATGGCGGATGGCAGACCGGAACGCCCAGGCTTGATAGTGCCTCGTAGATCATCATGCGCCGTCCCTCCGTTTGCAGGTCAGCTCGATTTCTTCTGTTTCCTGCCCGTAGCTGCGGACGACGTCAAAGACGTCGGAGCCGCAGACGAGCTGCTGCTCGCCGCCGTATTCCGCGCTGTGCATGCGGAAAATTGCGTCCGTGCGCTTGCCGGCTTGCGCGGCCTGATAATACTCGGCGCGGTTTACGGACTTGCGGGCAGCCCAGACGGTGGTTTCGCGTTCGAGCTTTTCCGCCGTCTGGCCGTTTACGATGGGGTAGGAGAACAGGCGCAGCGTGATCTGCGTGTCAAAGATCACAGCAAGCACCTCCTGCTCCGCCGCTGGCTTGGACTGCCCTGTAATCGTCGGACAGCCCCATAGCGTCGCGGATATCTGCAAAGCAGGTCTTCCATTCCTCGCCGCGGCCGCAGAAGTCATGCTGCCAGCGGACGTAGGCGCGGACGGCGTCCTTTACCAGCGGATCTTCGTCCGCTCCCTCTGCGCCCGCAAGGTGCAGGCGCATGAGGCAGGCATCGATCTCGTCTTTGAGCTCGTCGTCAAGGGCGTTTGTGGTCAGCCGCAGGGCGGTTTTTGCAACGTTGATCAAAGCCAATTGTCATCCCTCCCTGTTGGCCGCGCGCCGTCAGGCCTTCTTCTTGGTCAGCGTGACGAGGCTGTTGACGTCGGCACACGCGCCGTCGGCGATCTCGATGGCCTTTGTGACCTCGTCGTCGGTGTCCTCGTCGGTGTAGCGCTTTACCGTCATGCCCATGTTCTCGTTCCAGAGGTAGTACGCCGGATCGAACATAAAGGCGAAGACGGTGTCGGCCGTGACCGACGCCGCAAAGGCCGGCAGGTAGTCGCCGGTCAGGATGACCTCGCGGCCGAGGATGTAGTTGACGGGCTTGCCGTTGATGCCGTAGTTGACGCGCGCGACGGGCTGGCCGTTGTTGTCTACCATGCCGACGATCTGCGTCTCGAAGGTCTTCTTGGACATGAACCAGACCGCGCCGTCATATGCCTGCGGCAGCGCAGCTTCGGCCTTGCACAGATCCTTGTAGGTCAGAGCAGTTGTCGCGGCGGCAATGTCGATGTTCTGGCCGGTCGGGGCGGTCTCCGCAAGGATTCCCTTCGGCTGACTGGAACCGGTGCCGTTGATGATGGCCTGCTCCTTCGCCTTTACCATCGCATTTGCGACGTTCCGGACAAACTGTGCCTCGAACATCGGGTATGCCATGATGGAAACTTCCAGCGACATGGAGATCGCGCAGCGCAGCTTGTGGTACGCAAAGACGATCTTGCCGGTCGAAGTCTTCTGTTTGTCGGAGCCCTCACCCTCGGCGACCCAGGAGGCCGTCGGCTTGGCCGAGCTGGTCGGGACCTGGACGCCGCCCGCGTAGGACGTGTGTGTTACGCGCGGCAGGATCATGCCGATAGCTTCCATCTTCTCGTAGATCTTCTGGATGGTCGTGGTCGGGATGACGCTGCCGACGTCGGAGGTCTTGGTGTTGGCGTCCACGTTGGTCAGCTCTGCCGGGATCTTCTTGCCGGTCAGGACATAGTTCATAAAGGCTTTCTTGTACTCGTCGGTGTCGTACCGGTCGAGCACGTCCGGAGTCTTTGCCGTGCCGGACAGGTCGACGGACTGTGCCGCCGCAGCCGGGGCCGCGACTTTCTGACCCGCAAGTGCGTTGAGGTTCGCCTGGATCTTGGCTTCCTCCTCAAACTTGGCGTCGAGGGCCTCGACTTCCTTCATCTTGGCCTGCGCCTCTGCGGTCTTGCTTTCGTCCAGCAGCTTCTGGGCGTCGTCCATGAGCTTCTGGCGCTGGATGTTGTAAATTTCCTTTGTCATTTCAATTCTCCTTTGAGTTTTAAAAATTTCAGTTTTGCTTCTGCCTGCGCCCGTTCGGGCATAAAAAAATCAGGCTCTGCGGCCTGACCTTTTAAAAAGTTTTCCGCGCGCCGGAGCGCGTCTTCGCTGAGCATGCCGGAATAAAAATCCGCTGCCAGCGGTTTTTGGCCGGTATCTGGCTGCATCACGCGGTCGACGAGGCCGAGCTCTACGGCCCGCTCCGCTGTGATCCATGTTTCTGCGTCCATCATGGCGGCGATCTCCGCCTCCGGCCTGCCGGTTTTTGCGATGTATGCCGAGATAATGGCGTGGTTGGCGTCGCGCAGCGTCCCTGCTGTGTGCTCCATCTGGCGGTAATCGCCGCTGGCCTCTGTCTGGACGTTGTGGATCATCATCATGCCGGTAGGCGTCATTTCTGATTCTCCCGCCATGGCGATGATGGACGCGGCCGAAGCTGCGAGTCCGACGATTCGGACGATCACGCCGCCTGCGTAGCTGCGCAGGGCGGTGTAGATCTCGCTTGCGGCGAAGATCTCGCCGCCGCCGGAATTGATCTCGACTTCTGCCCGCTCGCCGTTTCCCTTGGTAAGTGCGTCGGCTACGGATTTTGGGCTCGTCGCCTCCATGCCGTAAAACTGATAGAGGCGGTGCAGGTTGCTGGATACGATGGGCCCGCGAATGCTGATCTTCATGTGGTTTCATCTCCTTTCTGCGTGGTGTTCCTGTCGACCGGCTGCGTGTCAAGTCTGCGGATGGGCTTGTCTCCGCCGTCGACCGGCGCAAGGTTAAACGCACGCCGCCACTCGTTCGGCGTCAGCGCACCGCGGTCGACCAGCTGCAAAAGGTTTAATTTCGTCGAGGTCGACGCGAAGTCCCACGCGGACGCCTCGAAGACGATGCGGTTGCCGCAGCCGCGTTCGCGCCTGGAAAAGAGTTTGCGGGTGTATTCTCCGCTCAGCTGCTTTAAAACCGGCTCGATCTCGGCGTCAAAATAGGCGCTCTGTTCATCCTCCGTCGCAATGGACGTGACGATATGCGGGTTCGTGTTAAACAGGGCGTAAATGCGCTGCGTGGTTTTGTCCATCTGGGCGGCGTTCGGCACGTAATCCTTGGGGTCGATCTGCTTTGCCTCCGCCTTTGCGTCGACCGCCGCGACGCCCGTGCCGTTGGAAACACTGAGGAAGCTGTCGGCAAAGTCCTGCGCGCGCTTCTTGATATCCTCCGCGCGCATGGAGGATGCGAACATCAAAAGCCAGCGGATGACGGCGCTATTCCGGATGGCCTTGACAATGCCCTGATCCGTCGTGGTGACGATCTCCATCAGCGGCACAATGGCGGGCGCGATGGGATCGCCGAAGATATCGTTCTCGTAGAAATCCCCGCGCAGGTGGATCACGTCGTCATAGGCAAATGTCAGCACATTGCCGTTCTGCATATAAAATTTCAGGTACAGGTTTCCGCCCGCGTCGTAGACGGCGTCGGCCTGCATGGCCGCGACCGGGAAAATGGCGTTCGGCAGGCCGTTTTCATCCCGGAGGATCACGGCAAACGCGTTGTTGTTGAGTACCAGCTGCGCGGCCAGCTTCTCCTGCAGCAGCTGGCCGGTCATATACTGGTTCGGTTCCTCGAGCAGGAACCGGATATACGGCTCCGGATTGACGGCGAGCTTCCGCGCCGAGGCCGTGACCGTTTCCCGGATGTGCTTTGCCGTCAGCTTGCCGATGGCCTTGATCTTGGGGCGGATGCAGGCGCGGACGATATCGGATTGGTACATCTTGCCGTTGTAGCTGTAAAATCCGTTTCCGCGCTCCTGCACCATCTGCACGGTCGAAACGCGCTTGGTCGTCGTGATATTCGTCAGGAGGTTTTTTAAAAATCCCATTGTCTCACTCCTAGAGCATACTGGTGTATTCTGCCTGCTTCTGATCGTAGATCGTGTAGGCATCGAGCAGGGCCGCCGTTCCGTCAATGCGGCGCGTGGACTTGCTCGTTTTGTGCGGCTGGATATTGCCGTTTTTGTCCTCGTCGTAGGCGGTGTTTGCCATGCACCACTTGTCAATCGGGTTGTTGTTGTAGACGATCCGCTTGGATTCCAGATCGTTCCCGCAGCGCTTCATCGGCTCGGAAAGCGTTTTCACGCCCTGATGCACGGGGATCATGGCCTCTGCTCCAAAGTAGTCCGCCATGCTGTCCGTCCAGTAGGTCGCCGACCACGCATCATAGCCGATAAAGGGTATAAAAATATCGAGGTCTTCCTGCACCTCGACAAACCATGCCTTGACGTCCTCATAGCGGATCTTGTTTCCCTCTGATAATCTGATCAGCCCGCGCTCATGCCACTTGTCGTAGGGGATCTTGTCCTCCGTGACGCGCTTTTCCAAAAGGTCTTGCGGCAGCCAGTACATCTGCAGCACAAACAAGATCTCTGGCAGCTCCGGCACCTGAAACAGCACCTTCGCCGCCGTCAGGTCGGTGGTCTTGGACAGATCCGCGCCGCCGATGCCGTATCGCGGGTAGGAAAGCACGCGCTCCTGCGTCTTGCTGTCCGCCATGTGGTGCTGCCAGATCAGGCGGCGGTTTTCCTTGTCGAGTTGGAAGGTGTCGCGGTTGTCGAGCTGCTCGAAGTTGAGCCAGGCTTCGCTGGAGGTCTCGCGGATGTTGAAATCCTTGCAGACGAGGTTTCGGACGAGGGCCGGGTTTTTCTCCGCCCGCTCGACTCGCTCTTTGAGGGCCGTGTAGGACTTGATCGTCCCGAGGCCCGGATTTGCCTTTTTCCAGCAGTCCGGGTCCGTCCACTCGCTGCGCTTGTCGAGCTCGTAAATAAACGCGATCCGGCGCGGGTCGTGGTACCCGTCCGGATCTTCGTAGCCGTTGATGATGCGCTCGGCTTCTTCGTATTTCTCGTCGTAGATGTCTTCACGAATGGTGCCGGCGGTGGAGGTGATAAATCGCAGCGGCTGCGCGCGGGCCTGATCGCCGTCGGCAATGATGTCGTACAGCGGTCTGCCGTTTTTCCACTGATGGATCTCGTCCATCATGGCCCCGTGGATATTCAGGCCGTCAAGCGTGTCGCTGTCCGAGGACAGCGGCTTGAATACGCCGTCGTTATAATCGCTGTCCACCTCTCCGACCAGACAGCGCGTCCGTTTGCGCAGTGCCGGTGATTTCTGCACCATGCGCTTTGCTTCCTGCCAGATGATCTTCGCCTGGTCGCGTTTGGTCGCGACGGCGTAGACCTCCGGGCCTGCTTCGCCGTCCGCCAGCTGCAAATACAGGCCGACGCCTGAGGCCAGCAGCGACTTGCCGTTTTTCTTTCCGACAATGAGGATCGCTTCGCGGTACTGCCGGTTTCCCTCGATGTCGATAAACCCGAATACAGTCGCCAGCAGCGCTTTTTCCCAGAGCTCCAGCTTGACGAGCTGGCCGCCCGCCTTGCCCTTGGAGTGGTGGCAGTAGTTCTCAAAAAACTCCAGGACGTGATTGGCACGTTTCGTCGAGTAGTAAAACTCGGAGTTTTCCGCTTCCAGCTGCTCTACAACGTGCCGGTAGGTCTTCTGGACTTTCAGGCTGACGGTCTCGCGGCCCGACTGGATAGCCTGCCAGTATTCTAGGATGGGGTTGTAGGTCTCCGGGTAGCGCGTGAGCTTCATGCCTCGTCACGCTCCCGGACAAAGCTTGCAAAGCCGTCGTCCTCCTGCTTCGGCGCGGTGTCCGGCTTCGGCAGGAGCGCGGTCAGCTGCTTGATGATTTTCTGATAATTTGCGTTCGTGGAGTTGTATGCCTGCCCGATGGGCCTGGCGCGATCATAGGGCTCCAGTCGCTCCGACTGTTGGAATTTCTCCGTCCAGCCGTTTTCCCGCAGGTCGTCCGCCATATCCTCGCACTCGATGCGCATAAAGGCTGCCTGATCGATGAGTCCCGCGACAGTCCCGGCCGCTTCCTTCGGCAGATTCCGGTAAAGCTTTTTCAGGCGCGCTTTCTCCGCGCGGATCCGCTGTTCTTTGGTTTTTTCCCGCTGATTCGCCACAGAAAACGCCTCCTTTTCGCGTGATTTTTGCCGTCTGTCCGCGCGTGCGCGTAGATTACTTATCGCCGCGCTTTTGTAGGGGGGCCTCGCGAACGGCCTGCGTATTCTTCCGAGGTAGGGCGTGCGGTGATTCAGCCGGCGCCCCGGCCTCGCGCGACGGGGGGGATCGGGTCGCCGGCGGCGTCGAAGAAAATTTTTTGCGTCAGAGATTTTGCGACGCCGTGCCCGTCAAACTGATCGTGGCAGTCCTTGCAGACGAACTCGAGGTTGGAGTAGGACAGGCTGACGTCCGGGTCTTTGATGTTGTCCGGCGTGAGCGCCCGCTTGTGGTGGACGATATAGCCCGGCTTGTCCCTGCACTCCTCGCACAGCCCGCCGTCGATGGTCCGGCGGAACTTGATATACCCGGCGCGGCATTTCTTCCAGCGCCCGGACGCGTAAAAGCGCGCGGCCCATGGCTGCATCCTGTTCCCTCCAATTCTTCACGCTATCACTGTAGCACATTTTTTTGGCCCTGTTGACTCAATTTTCGCGATAGCCAAGCTCCCGCGCCGCTTCGTATACAAAACGGCTGTACATACGCTTGGCTGTCGACTGGCTGACATGCACCCGGCGCGCGGCGGATTCCAGGCTTTCCCTCGGCCAGATCCATGCGTGCAGGCGCACGATCTCCAGCACGTCGGCTCCGTCCCGCCATGTCTGCGCGGTATTGATCGCGGCTTGCACAGCAGCATAGTCCTCGTACTCCCGCGAAGATAAAACGCGCACAGCGATATCCTCGACGGCGCGCCCGGAGGAATGTCCGCCCGGCTGTGCAGAATACCCCGGCGTAATCTTCTGACGGCTCATATCCCGAACCTGTCTGTCCAGTTTCGGGAATTCGCCTATGGTCCTGCATACATTCCAGTACCACCAGTATCTCGGTTTCGACATCTGTTCAGCTCCTTCCTTCTTCGTTGCAAAACTCAACACATTTACAAGGCTTAAAGAAGGCGGCTCCCGGTCCGCTTATGTGTCTCGTTTTTGGGATCCCATACATATTTGAAATATAGGAATCCATACTGCGTGGCTCTGGACTCGACGAGGATGTAGCCGCGCGGGGCGACTGGCGGGCGCGTCAGGCTGTAGTCCCGGACCGCCTCGGTCGCGGGCTCCGGCTCCGGCCGGACGCAGCTGCGGCTGGCCTTGTACCGGTGGCCTCCGAACTCCTTGCGCCAGTGGCCGTGCAGGTAGTTGGCCAGCGCCTTGTAGTCCTGCCCGTGGTCGACCTTATTTCCGTTCTCATCCAGATAGTAGTTGTGCTTCCGCAGTGGCTTGCAGTCGATGACGCTGCCGAGTCCCCAGAGCTGGCCCAGCGCATCGGCAGGAATGCCGTCTGTGATCAGGTGCAGGTGGAAGCGGTTGGTCGACTTGCCCCGGCCGTAGACGATGACGATCTTGGCCTCCGGATACCGGTAGACCATGCGGCGGTAGAAATTATCCCGGATCCTGCGCATCTCCTGCGCGGTATGTACCTCATGTTCGGGGTCGAGCGTGAGTGTGGAGTAATAGCTCGACGGAGAGAAGTTGGCGTTGACCAGCGCCGCGAACTTTGCAGCCGAGATCCTGGTGTTGAATTCCTCGCGTTCTTCCTGCGACTGGAACCGCGGCTTCTTCGGTCGGCTGGTCTTCGGATCCGCGCCATCGGACACGGTATACACGATCTGCGTACATACCGCCCCTGTAAACAGCCTGCGCTTGTGCCTCTTTGCCATAATTTCTCCCGCCCTGTCTTATTTTCCGAGGCTTGCGACAATTTGCCGCTCGCGCTCTGATAATTCCCATATATGTGCTGCGGCTTTCTCTGCTGCGGCTTTCTCTGCTGCGGCTTTCTCTGCTGCGGCTTTCTCTGATAGCAGTAGACCTCCGCCGAAAATTGCTTTCCCCATCGGGCGCTGGCTATCCAGCTTCGCAATCTGTGTGCAGTCCTCGCGCTTAACCGCAAACTCTACACCGTAGTGCGCATATTTCTGCAGCATGGCTGCCGTCAGCACATGGTCCGGATATGTATATTTCGGCAACTCCCGTTTCGTCTGCGACTTTATCTGCTGCATCGCCCGCTCGACTGCCCTTCCGAGTGATGGGGCGCTCTGCGCGACGTTTCCTCCGAAACTTGTTACAAACGCCGTGCGAACGACTGCGCCATTTTCATACGTGATGTCTGCATCGCAAATGATATGGTTCATCCTCAGCACAACTGATCGGCCGGAGAGCGCCGTGAGCGATGGCGCAAAAAGAAAGAACGCAATCCCTCTGTCTATGTAGAATTCGCAGATTTTTGAAAGAATCGAAAAAGGCGGGTTGTCCAGCACGACGCAGCCGTCCGGATAGTCAAAACGCTCATAGTCCCCACCCGGATAGAATGGCCGCACGATGCAGGCCGGGTCAATCCCATACTCACTGCACGCCCAGTCCCGGATCGCATCATAAACAAGCGGTGGCGTGTAGCAGTCATCCGTTGTCTTTTTGGGTTTGAATTTCTCCGTGAACGCATCGTATTCCGGGTTGTCGTCGAATAAGCATCCCTGTTCCCATTGCATGCTGTAGCCCTCCTTTGTTTTTTCTGCCCGCTCAAAGCGTGGCCGGAGATTCCGGCCACAGTTTCAACGGTCAGTTCGTGTATCCGCACGCCTTGCATGTGCATACGTCTGTCTCAGCGTCCCATTCGCAATCTGATGCCCCGCATTTCGGGCAGTGCCCCCACGCGCCTCGTGCTCCTTTTGGATCTGGCCCCGGGCCGATTGGCAGCTTGCCGCACAGCGCATCCAGTCTGCGGCTCAGGCTGCGCGCCTTGAGGTATACCAGCACGCCCAGCGCGATCCATTCCAGCGCAGCAGCAAGCTCCAAAATCTCAATGATCATTTTCTTCTCCTTCCACTCCTTCCAATTCTCCTTTGCAGTATGTGCAGCGGCTCGGCAGGCTCTTTTTCAAACCGCCTTTTTTCCAGAGCTCGATGCACGGTTTCTCCGGTCTGCCGCAGTATGGGCAGCGGTAGACACGGAAGATATCATCCCAGCGCCAGACCATGCGGACTTCGTTTTTCTCCTTCAAACCCCATCGCCTCCCTCATTGCTTCAATCAGCCTCTTTTCAAGGTTGTCCTGGTCGATCTTCATTTCCATCGTTACGCCCTCCTGCTCTACCCATACGCCGTCCGTGCGCTTCGTAAATCCTGCTGGCGCAAAATTTCTGGCGTGTTCCAGCTCCGGCGTATGCCTGCACGTTGGATAGCTGCATTTCTCGCAAGCCTTTCTGTCGCAAAGGAACAGGATATTCCGCTCTTTCGCCCGCGATACGCCGCTCGGCAGAAGAACGACTGGTTGCCCGACCTCCGCCGCAAGCTGCTCCTGAAGCTCTTTCCGATCGCCGTCACGCAGTGTGACTGTGCATTCCAGCAAAATCATTTTCTTTTTTCCTCCACGTCTTCCGGCGGACGGGTGAACGAGAATTCCTTGCGGTTCCCAACAAACTTGGGCTCCGTCCACCTAATCCCAGCGATTTTCATGCCGCATTGCGGGCATTTTTGTGGTCTGACGATTCGTTCTTCGAGTCCAAAGTCAAGGGTGTCTTCTGCGCCAAATGGAAAGATGTGCCGTCTTGCATCGTCGCTCACGCTGAATTCGTCGAAGACATAGGTGCATACCGGGCAAACGGGGCACGAGTCCAAGACTCCCTCGCTCTTGCTTCCTCGTTTTTTGATATTTTCTTCTGTTTTTCTCTGTTTTTCTTCCGCCGCGTCGTTTTCGCGGATCTTCTGGTAGTATTCCAGCAGCTTCTCCCCGGCATTTTTAAGCAGCACGGTATAGCAGTCCGGCACATCCTCCGGGAACCATCCTGCGATAGGGCCGCCGTTCAGCAGGCACTTGTCGCAGGCGTCCGCCCTGCACGCCCCTATTGCCTGCATGATCTCCGCAAAGCTCATGTCCTTTTTGCCAAGCCGCAGCGCTTCCCGGCGCTTGTCTTTCTTACTCATCCCTGTTCCGCCTCCATTTCCTTGCGCTCCTGCATAAATGCGTGCAGGTAAAGCTGCAGCAAGCCCTGTGCAGTATTTACGTACTTGGTCAGCTCTTTTTTGCTGATCAGCAGCCTTCCGGTCGTGATGATCCGCATGTCCGGCGTGCCGATCACCTGTATGCACGCCGGGTCTTCGGTCTTCTGGCCGTCTGGTGTCATCTCAAAAAGCGGCGGTACAAGCTGATCCATCGTGATCCTCGGCGGGTATTTTTCATCCCGAAATTCAACCTCCCACTTGTCGTCTTCCATTTTCGCCTGAAACGCCCCGAGCTCTCCGTAAAAAAGCTCCATGATTTTCCCCATTTTTGATACTCCTTTCACACTTCCACGCACTCATTGGCGCGGATATTGATTCTTTTGCCGCCGGACTCGATCACGTAGCCCGGCGCTTTGAACATTGGGTACCGCTCCGCCCGGTATGTGGCTCCGATCCTTGGCTGGTATTCCGGCCATACCGGGACTTTGGCTGTTATGCGGATTCGGACGAGCCTGTGCGGCAGGCGCTTTTCTCCTTTCGGGCTCTCGGTGCGCAGGTCCTCCATCTCCTTTTCCAGCTCCCGGCGGCGCTGCTCCAGTCTTTCTGCCTGCACTTTCCCGCGGCACTCCTTCGAGCAGCACCTTGTTGCCATTGTGATCGCGCTCGGCACTTTGTGAAATGTGGCCCCGCAGACCTGGCAGACCAGCGCGACCTTGTTGGATTTGCCCATAGTTTCACGCTCCTTCGTCTGGGGGCCGGTATTCCGGCCCCCGTAGGCAGGACGGGCTTTCACCGCCTGCGCACCGGCGCGCCGCGCTCGCTTGTCAAACGCTGCGCATTTCCGGGCGAGCCGCCCTTGACTGCCGTCAGGCGGCTTATAAAAAAGGAGGCAAGCGATGCACGGGGGCTATGCGAGACCCCCGTGTTGGGTAACGTTGGCGGTTTCCGTTCGCGCGCACGTTCCACACGCGCTTTTTATCCCCGGCGCACGGGCTTGAGGGAGCTTGCCGTGCGCCGGGTGCAAAGCCGGGGTTTCCTTCCGCAGCCGTCTCATGGCGGAGCGCCTGCGGCATAAGTCCGATAAAATATGGTTCCCCGGCTGATTGCCTATTCCTTGGTGCTGATATCCTTGTGCAGCAGGCCGTCCGCGCCCTTGACGAGCGGCAGCGCCCTGCGCCGCACCTGCTCATCCGGATTCCAGCCGCATTTCAGGCAGCAGGCCGTCGTGCGGTTCATGCAGGCGTTCCCGCTTTTCGGCAGGCCGCACGGCATTCCCGGACTGCCCTCGTTTTTTTCTTCCGGCATATTAAACCTCCTGTATCTCTACCCCGAATTTCGAGCGCATGAATTTTTTATTGCGCAGGTATTCCTTTGTCCGCGTCGGCTTGGACTTGACGTCCTCGACGACGAGCTTGCCGCCGAATCGGTAGGAAAAGTCCGCCGTGTACCGCACTGCGCGAATGCGCTCACCGGCCTCGGTGATGTAGCTCTCCTGCAAGGTAAACTGCGGCTCCAGCCGCAGATCGGAGATGATCCCGGCCCGCAGCATCACCATCAGCTCGTCATACCGCCGCGCCTGCTTCCGGCTGTCAAACTTGATCCCGTTCCGCTCAGCCCGCTCGTTGTGATACTTTGCCTTCCCCTGGCTCCCCTTGTGAAGGGGAACTGGCGCCGCAGCGCCTGAGAGGTCGATCTGCTGCATGGCATACAGCTCCCGCATCCTCGGCGGCATGTCCGCCATCGATTCAAACCGCAGCCCGCTCATTCGGCTGCACCATCCATCTTTGCCCCGCATAGTCTGCAATAATAGCTGTCGTTAGATTCTGCGTTGCCGCATTCACTACAAGTGAATACACC